CCAGTTCTTCACGGTCACCAACGGACCTAGAATGACTGCAGGTTGACGCTCTCCAAGGAAATGCTGGAGGCGTAGAAGATCGATGGCGATCTTCGACTTGCCTAGTCCCGGGTCCAGGAAAAGCGCTGACCTCAGGAAATAGAACGCATGACAGAGCGACTCGACCTGGTGCGCGAACGGGTTCGTGATGAACGTAAAGCCGCCTGGAAGGATCCTGTCCTTGTACTTCCGTTCGATCTCATCGAGGCTCGTGATGTAGTCCTGTGCTGTAGGTGAAAATTCGACCGCCATACGCTGTGCCAAGACCTTCAGGTCGTCGACCACTTTCAACGCGGCCGGATAGTACGCGGGGTACATCCAAACGTGGCGATCCGCGTCCCACGTAGCGCCGAATGGGCGGTCGAGGTCCTTGAGGTGTCCGGCCGCGAGAAAAACAGGAACTCCGTTGCTGGAAGTCCCCATGCGAATAATGACTTTCACAGGAACCCCTTTGGTACCACGTCTATGTGATAAACCTGAAACATTCCGACGTAAACCAAGGGAAAGCGCTACCTTTCCGCGCCGTCGGTGGCCTAGAATTCAACCGAGGTCCTGTCGATGTCCCAAAACGATCCCACCCTCGGCGACTTGTACGCACCGTCGAGTTCCCACGGCTCGCCGTTGTTCGACTTCCTCACGGCGTTCGCGCCTCGGAAGCTCAAGGACCTCTTCAAGCTGTGCGAGTACCTGTACTTCAACAGCTCGCAAATCTACGCGGCGCTGCAGAAGTTCTGTACGTATCCTGTCACTGACATCACCTACGACACGACCAACGAAGCACTGAAAACAAAATACAAGAACCTCCACGACAAGACGATCAAAACCAAGAGACGCCTGATTCAGGCGGCCACGGACAAGTTCGTCTACGGAAACGCGTTCTTCTCGATCTACATGCCGTTCGTGCGTTTCCTGCAGTGCAACCACTGCAAGCAACTGACGAACATCGCGGCGGTGGACTACAAATTCAAGATCAAGAAACTTGAATTTACGTACAGGTGCGCCGCTTGCGACAAACAGGCCACCGGGGACGTACAGGACCGCAAGGTCACCCGTCCTGACAAGGTGGCCATCATTCGGTGGGACCCGAAGCTGATGGACATCGACTACAACCCCATCACACAACACAGCGAGTACTACTACACGATCCCGAAGGAATTGAAGGACCGCGTCGTCAAGGGAAACCACCACGTCATCAACACGATGCCGATGGAATTCCTCAAAGCGATCAAGGAGGACAAGATCTTCAAGTTCTCTGAAGGTCAGATCTTCCATATGAAGATGGATGCGCCTGCAGGCATCGAAGCCCAGTGGGGCTTCCCGCCGCTGGCATCGACGATCAAATTGTTCTTCTACGCAGCCGTGCTGCGTAAGGCGAACGAAGCCATCGCGCTCGACTACATCGTCCCTCTCCGTATCGTCTCGCCCAAGGTCGCGTCCAGCAACGCAGACCCGTTGCTCACGATCTCGCTCGATAAGTGGGCGAATGAGATGAAGCACAGCGTCAAGCGTTGGCGGCGCGACCCTCTCCACATCATGTGGTCGCCGATTCCTGCAGAGGTCACACACCTAGGAGGGCAGGCGCGTGCACTGATGACCTTGGGTGAAGTGCAAGCGGCTGAGGACAACATCATCGCGGCGCTGGGTTTGCCGAAGGAGTTCATCTACGGCGGCTTCTCCGCGATGGGCTCAGGCATCCAGTTGCGTGTTCTTGAGAACCAGCTGATGCACCAAACCAATGACCTCAACGATTTGCTGCAGTGGATCACTGACAAGTTCGCGAAGCTGCTCGGCTGGCCCTCGGTCAACGTGGAATTGGCGCCGTTCAAGTTCATCGACGACGTGCAGCAGAAGACCCTGCTGTTGCAGCTCCACATGTCCAATCCCCAAGACCCCATGCTGTCGAAGGGGACGTTGGGCGAAGCGTTCGATGTCGATCCTGCTGAAGAGCGGAAACGCAAACATCAAGAAGCGTTGGACGACATGAGGGCACAGCAAGAACTGCAACAAGAAATGCAGAAACTGCAAAATACGCTCGCGCAGCAAATACAGGCCCAACAAGCAATGGGTCAACAGGGGTTGCAGTACGACCAACAACAAATCATCGCGCAAGCGGACACCATGGTAGAGCAGATGATGGGCATGGACCCTGGAACACGGCGCTCACAAATGCATGCACTCGAGGTCGAGGACTTCGTCATGTTCTCCGTGGTCTCGCGCCGCATGGAAAACATGCAGACGGCGCAAAACCACGAAGCAATCACGGCGGCGCGGCAGGGGGGAGACCCAAGCGGAGGTGGTAGCGGCGGCGGTCCTCCTGGGATGATGGGTTGAAAGGATTTCCATGGGAAAAAACGACGCACCTCCGTCCTTCGCGGACCTCATCGAGAGCGCGCAGAAGGCGCCAGAGCGCAACGTCATGCGCGGGGCCGAACTGTCGAGCCCGTTCGGAACGCCTCTGCCTCCCGAACACCGGGTTGTCGATGACGACCCTAGGTCAATCGCCGGAGTTCCCGAATTCGATTACCGAGCACACGTCAAGTACCTGACACTCCCTACGGACGCAGGGGACTACGAACAGATCCTCAACGATGCGTTGTCAGGTAAGTGCATCATCCGATCGGAGCAAACGACCTTTACTAAGGAAGGCGATTGCATCGTCGTGGTCATTTATTTGACCAAGCTGGAACAGCCGCGTCGTCCGAATCGACGTCGTGAAGAGGACGACTACAGGCGCTAGTTGGGTCTTTTACCAAGAGCCACGGGAGAATTTGAATGGCAAACACGCCCCTCACGCCTGTAATGGTCGACTCGTTTACGCGACGGGTGGAGATTCGTCGCAAGGCGATCGAAGGGCTGATGCAATCCTTCCCGCTCAAGGCCCGGTCGTACACAGTCGAGTTGTTGAATCCACGAGTCGAGGCACAGGAGTTCTCGTCCCGAGAACAGAAGGCCGCGATTCTCGAGGGCCGGTCGTTGAACGAGCGCGTCCGCGGCGACCTGATCGTACGTGACGCGCAAGGCAACATTACGAGCGACGCCAAGGGGTTCACCCTTCTCCACTTGCCGTACTTCACGCCGCGTCACACGTTCATCGTCGACGGCACTGAATACAGTGTTTCCAATCAGATCCGCACGAAGCCTGGCGTATACACCCGACGGCGCGGCAACGAGGACCTCGAAGCCTCGTTCAACCTGTCGAAAGGCGGCAACTTCCGTGTCCTCATGGAACCAGAGAAGGGGCACCTCTTCGTCCAGCCAACGCACTCGACGACACGGATCCCGTTGTACCCCGTCCTACGTGCGCTCGGCGTGCCGCACCAGGACATCGCAGGGAACTGGGGCAATGAAGTAGCTACGCTGAATCGCGACGCATTCAAGAACCCCGAAAAGCACGTCGACAAGTTCTACGCGAACTTCATCCATCCCGCCCAACAGACGCACACGTCGCTCGATGAGAAGGTCCGTGCGCTTCACGGATATCTCGATACGACCGCGATGGACCCGCACGTCAACAAGGTCACGCTGGGCCATGGTTACGAAAAGGCGTCACCTCAAGCAATCCTGGCCGCCTCGAAGAAGCTTCTCGACGTCCACCGTGCTGCGGACGACACCGACGATCGAGACTCTCTAGCGTTTAAGACGTTTCACTCTGTCGACGACTTCATCAAGGAAAGGCTCGCGCTCGATGCGCGGTCGCAACGGATGAAGATGGGCATCAAACTGGAAGCCCACAAGGGAGACATCCGAAAGGCGCTACCGTCTGCGCCATTCACACGAACCATCAATTCGTTCCTGACGGGATCGTCGCTGTCCGCAGTGCCGACGCAGATCAACCCAATGGAACTTATCGATCACGCGGTTCGAGTCACCTCGCTCGGCGAAGGCGCCATCTCGTCCGAACGCGCGATTCCGCTGGAGGCGCGCAATCTGCACGCGACTCACTTTGGGATCATGGATCCGGTAAGAACCCCGGAGAGCTTCAAAGCGGGCATCGACATTCGCGCAGCTCTGTCTACCCGCCGGGACACGCAAGGCAACCTCTTCTCGACTTTGCGCAACCTCAAGACAGGGCGCACCGAGCACGTCAAGGCCGAGGACATTATGCACTCGGTCGTGGCGTTCCCTCACGAGGACGTGCGACCAGGCAAGATGGTGGACGCGCTGACTCGAGGTCACGTGCAGCGTGTTCCCGCTTCGCAGGTGACGCACCAAGTCGTGCACGTGTCTGACCTCTACGGACCGACGACGAACCTCCTGCCGTTCCTCAACGGCATGCAGGGCAACCGCTCGTTGATGGCATCCAAGCACCAGAGCCAGGCGCTGTCCCTGATTCATCGGGAGGCGCCGCTCGTGCAGGTTCAGTCGTGGAAGCCGGGCTCCTCCGTCGAACAGGAGATGAACAAGCTCATCGTCCCGACGTCACCGGTGGCAGGGATCGTGTCGCACATCGACGACGACTACATCCACATCACGCCGGACAACCACAAAGCGGCGTCGAGCCCCACTGCCGTCGTCGTGAAGGGGAACCCACGGTTCATCGAGGGGAACGCAGAAGCCACGCGCTTCTACGATGAGATCAAGAAACATCTTGAATCTGTCGGCTACTCCGTAACGTTCGACGCGGGAGAGCCCTACACACAACCCGTCAACGCCGACCTTTGGGTTGGACATAGCCGTGGGGCAGACCGTCTTCGTTTCGCGCCCAACACAACTCGAACCGTCGTACTGGGGAGCCCTCACCCGGATGCAATCAATCACCCGGACGATTCAGTTAACGCCCATTTGACGAATACGCCTCCGTCTATCGCTCACTTCACGTTGACGCCAGAAATGAAAAACGCGTTGTCAACGATGCCGAGCAAAGGCGCGTCCGCTCCTTGGGAAGACCCCGGCGACGTCTATTCCGACTTCGTCAAGGTCGGCGACAACGGCAACATCAAGCTCCACTACGACCAAAACTTCCCGCTAGCGGCCAAGACGTACCTGCACAACGACATCAAGGTGAAAGCGGGTGACCGTGTTCGCGTGGGTCAGGTTCTCGCAACGTCCAACTTCTCGAAGGACGACACTCTAGCGCTCGGCACCAACCTGAGCGTTGCGTACATGCCGTACCGCGGCCTCAACACGAACGACGGCATCGTCGTGTCGCAGGGAGCCGCAAACCGTCTCGTCTCCGAGCACATGTACAAGCATGTCATGATCTTGACCGGAGGCGTGGAAGCGAAGCGCGAGAAGCACCGCGCGTACTTCGGTAACAAGTACACCGCAAAACAGTACGATAACCTCGACGAGGACGGTGTCGTCCGTCCCGGGGCGATCGTACAGTCGCACGACCCGCTCATTGTGGCCGTTCGTCCGAATCAAGCCACAGGCAACGCAGTGCTATTGGGCCGCTTGTCCAAGTCGTTGGTCAAGCCGTTCTCCGAAGAAGTCGAGCTGTGGGACCACGATCGACCAGGCACGGTCATCGACGTGGCCAAGACGGGCGACCGCGTCACAGTCACCGTGAAGACAGAGGAGCACCTCAACATCGGCGACAAGCTCTCCGGACGCTACGGCAACAAGGGCGTCATCGCGAAGATTGTCCCTGACCACCAGATGATTCAGGACGAGAAGGGAAAACCCATCGATCTGCTCTTTACCTCTGCCGGCATCATCTCGCGTATCAACCCGGCACAGGTCATCGAGGCGTCTCTCGGCAAGGTCGCAGCGCACACAGGTAAACCCATCGCGGTCGAGAACTTCGCACCGCACGACAACGTGCAGTACGCGAAGGACATGTTGAAGAAGCACGGACTGTCCGACAAGGAGACCGTCTTCGATCCGGTCACCAATCGGTCAATCCCCAAGGTGTTCGTCGGCAAGAGCTACATCCTCAAATTGTTCAAGACCACGGACTCGAACTGGTCAAGTCACGGAGCGGACCGGTACGACTTCAACCAGCAGCCATCGCGCGGCGGTGACGATGGCGCCAAGGCCATCGGCAAGATGGAATTTGACGGTCTCGTCGCACACAACGCGCGCAACGTGTTGAAGGAAGCTGCGTCTCTCAAGAGCCAGAAGAACGACGAATTCTGGCGCGCGATTCAGCTTGGCCTTCCGACGCCGACACCGCAGACCCCGTTCGCCTACAACAAGTTCCTCACGATGCTCGAGGGCGCAGGTGTCAAAGTCTCGAAGAAGGGGTCGCGCCTTTCGCTCGGGCCCCTCACGGACAACGACATCGCGAAGATGTCGTCGGGAGCGCTCAAAGAGCCGCACAAGATGATTCGCGCTAAGGACCTGCACCCTGAAACAGGAGGCATGTTTGATCCCGCGACCACAGGAGGGATGAGCGGAACGAAGTGGTCGCACGTCGAGCTGCACGAACCGCTCGTCAATCCCGTGTTCGAGGAGCCTGTGCGGCGCCTCCTGGGGCTAACCCAGAAAGAGTTCACGGACCTGCACAGCAGGCACGGCGGCGCATGGTTTCGACAGGAGCTGGGACGTATCGACGTCGACTTCCGTTTGAAAGAGTTGCGTGACCGAAGCCGAACGCTCAAAGGCACTGCCCTTGATGACGTTGTCAAACAGATCAAATACCTCAATGCGTTGCAGGCTCAGAAGCTGTCGCCAGACTTGGCTTACGTGCTCACCAAGATTCCGGTGACGCCCCCGATCATCAGACCCATCCTCCCCCTCAAGGACGGCCGCCTGCAGGTCGGCGACGCCAACCTCCTCTACCGCGACGCCTTCCTCGCCAACGACAAACTTCACGAGGTAAAGGGTGTGTTGCCCGCGAATGAACTGCATGCGCCGCGCAAGCATCTCTACGACGCAATCAGTGCCGTATTCGGTGTGGGTGATCCAGTGAGCCCTACCACGGAGAAACGCGAGGCCAAGGGCTACCTCGCGATGATCACGGGTACACGCCCGGGAAGCGGATTCTTCCAGGGCAAGTTGATGAAGCGACAACAAGACATCTCAGGACGCGCGACCATCGCACCTGACCCGACGTTGTCGATGGACGAGATTGGCGTCCCGGAAGACATGCTATGGGGCATGTTCGGAAAGTTTGTTATCGGGCGTTTGGTTAAGCGCGGCTACACGGCTCTGGACGCACAGAAGATGGTGGAGGAGAAAGCGCCGCTCGCCCGACAGGAACTGCTTATCGAGGCGAAGGAACGTCCGGTCATGGTGAACCGTGCACCATCGCTCCATCGCTTCAACATCATCGGAGCCTTCCCCCGCATCACGACAGGCAAGACGTTGATGCTGAATCCCTTCGCTGAAAAGGGAACGAACGCAGACTACGATGGCGATGCAATGCAGATCCACGCGCCTGTGACCCCCGGAGCGGTCGAAGACGTCAAGCGGATGACGTTGTCGCACCTGCTATTCAATGACCGGCGCCCCGGCCAGTTGAACGTGGCACCAGACATGGAAGCCATCATCGGGCTCCACCGCGCCACAGGGGCCAAGTCCGACAAGGTCACAAAGCACTTCGCTTCGAAGGAGACCGCGTTGGCCGCGTACCACCGCGGGGAAATTTCCCTGGCGGACACGATCGAGATTGCCAAGTAAACTCGCGCCGGTTCACCTATAATTCCGACGTGAGCACCATCGTGAAAGAGGCCTACGACGAGGGCGTCGCAGAGGCGCTCACCAGGTTCGGCCTCAAGGAAGCGGCAAACGAGATCCGCCTCAAAATCCCCAAGCGGGAGTTTCACGGTTTCGACGCAGCGTTCAAGCCGCGCGTGAAGGCGCTCAAGGAAGCCAACAGCGAGCCACTCGAACCGCAGGCATCGCCAGAGCAGCCTGCGGAGATGCTCGCGGACATATTGCAGACGTTAAGCCTGCCAGCACCTCCAGGGGAGCAAAAACATACGGCGGTTGACCGCCCTGTTTTCTGGGGCAGCCCCACGGACGCAAGTAAAGGAGCCGTTTAATGCTTACCAAGGCCGCAACAGAAGGTGCTCTTGCCGCGTGCGATCGGTTCGGTGTCGACGCAGAGAAGCTCGCCGCTGTGGCTCCCACGAGCTTCTTGTCCTCGGTAATCCCGCGGGCAAAGGCATTCGGGCAAAGCCAGTGGGGCGCCGCGAAGTCTCTCGTCAACAACGCACGTGGCGGACTTGGTGGACGGCTCAGCCCTGACTTCAAGGGAAGCTTGGACCCAAGCCACCTTGAACTGGGGCGCGCGGCACACCGCTCTCAGGCAGTAGGGAACCTCAAGACCCTCGCGCCTACGCTGGCCGGCGTGGGCGGTCTCGGCCTGCTCAATCACATGAGCAACAAGAAGAAGGAGCAAGCACAGCTCCAACAGCCGCAAGGACGTTTCTAAAAAATCCGTGGCGACTCTCGGCGAACACATGGTTGACGCGATCCTACCCGCGGAGTATCGCGGCCGTGGAACGCTCACGAAGCAGCGCCTCAACGAGATCCTCGTCGATATCGCGAAGAAACACCCCGACAAATATCCGGACATCGTCACCAAGCTCAAGCGGCTCGGCGACGAATGCGCGACACTTGAGGGCATTTCCGTAGGGCTCGACGACATCGCGCCGCACTACGAAACACGCGATGCGATCGTTTCGCCGTTCCACGCGCAGTTCAACAAAGCGCAACCGCATGAACGGGAGAAGATTCTCCTCGACGCACAGAACGCGGTCCTCGGCCACACCAAGAACAACTCCGGCACGATGGGTGAGATGGTGCGGTCGGGCGGTCGCGGCAACGCTGCGCAGCTCATGCGCATCATTGGTGCGCCTATCCTCGCGCGAGACGAACGTGATCGTATCGTCCCGTGGTTCATTCCCCGTTCTTACGCCGAAGGGTTGAAGCCGTCCGACGCGTGGGTCGCCGGCAACGAAGCGCGTATAAACGCGATCAAGTCGAACATCTCCGTCGTCGAACCGGGTGACCTCGCCAAGATCCTCGTCAACAACATGGGCGACAAGCTCATCTCGATGCCTGACTGCAAGACGTCCAACGGCGTCGCCATGAGCGCACGGGATGCACACGCGGTCGATCGCTATCTCGCAAAGCCCGTGAATGGCGTTACAGCCGGCACGTTGCTGACCCCCCAGACGCTTCAGCACCTGGGCGAGGCGATGCTCATCGTTCGATCGCCTATGACGTGTGAAGCACCGCACGGCATCTGCCAGCGCTGCCAAGGCTTGTCATCGACCGGACACGTACACTCTATCGGCACGAACGTTGGCATGCGTGCGGCGCAGGCATTGTCCGAACCTCTTACCCAGTTTTCACTCAATGCCAAACACGGCGGGCGTATCACGACCACCGACGACCACGTGAAGCGACCCGAAGGTATCAAGGGCGTGCGCCAGGTCCTCGAGGTCCCCGAGTCGTTTCTCCACAAAGCGACACTCGCGGACCACGCGGGAACAGTGGCTCGCATAGAGCCCGCACCCCAAGGCGGAAACTACGTCTGGGTCGATCAGACCCGTCACTACGTACCGCCGGACCTGCGCGTCACGGTCACCAACGGCAAGCACGTGGAAGCGGGCGATACGCTTTCGAATGGCGTGCCCAAACCTGACGAGATCGTGAAGCACAAAGGGCTCGGAGAGGGGCGGCGGTACCTCGTCGATACGCTTCACGACGTCTACAAGAGGTCTGGTGCGGACATCGACCGACGCCATATCGAAACCCTGGCGCGTTCGGTGCTCAATCACGTGTCGATCGAAGACCCAGGGGAAGACGACGCCCATGGGTTCATCAAGGGCGATATCGTCAACTACAATCGTTTCTCTGCCGCGTTGGCGTTGCATCAAAAGCAACTGCCTGTCGACGATGCAATCGGCGAAACACTCGCAGCGAATACGCTGCACTTTACGGCGGGAACTCACCTGACAGGTTCCGTGCGCGACACGCTCGTTAAGCACGGGATAAAGACGGTGGCGGTTGCGCAGAACGGGCCTCGGGCCGTTCCGATCATGCGCGCAGCGTCCCGCACGCCGTTGTTGAATCCAGACTGGATGGCGCGTCTGGGCCACCGATACCTCAAGCAGTCTCTGCTTGAAGGCGCGTGGCGGGGCGATGTAAGTGATACACACGGACCCCACCCGGTCCCGGCGTACGCTGCGGGAACCGAATTCGGCGAAGGATCGGAAGGGCACTACTGATGTTGGAAGACGCCTACCGCGCCGGCATGAAAGAAGCGTGTGACCGCTTCGGTATCAAAGAAGCGATGCCTGTGGGCGTTACTAACTTTGGCCGTCGCGCATGGAACGCAGCGTCAACCATTCCTCAGGTTTTGTTCGGCAACCCCATCAAAGCGTATCGCGAGGGGATGGGCACCTTCCGCCGCGGTGGTGTCATGAACCCGGTGGCTGCGTTCTGGCCTTCCGTAGCTAAGGGTCCCGCCGGTGAGCGATTGCCGCAGGCGATGGGATGGCTCAGTCGAGCAGGAACCGCTGCGTCTGGGTATGGCGTCTACAAAGCGATGAAGGGCGAGGGCGGCGACCCCAACGAAGGTCGTTTGTCCAACACCCTCAGCGCACTTGGGAGCGCTGCCGGCATGGGCTTCGGTTTTTCCGCCGTAGGAGCCCTCGGCGCGCCTCTTGTTGCACGCGCAGGGGCTTCCCTTGGTAAAGGGGTAGGTCGCGTATTTGGCAGCACACCAGAACCACAGCAACTCGACCCGTTGATGTACGGGCAAGGGGTTTACCAGTGACCCTCAAGAAATCGTATGACGAGGGCGTCAGGACGGCGCTCAATCATTTTTGTGTTCGAGATGTAAAAATCGCGAACATGATTAGGGGTGCGGCGGGGTATAACCCAACGCTCAACCCTGCACAGTCTTCGGCAACCGCTATGCCGTCTGTAATGCCGAAGCCTGCGACACCCCCGACTGCACCGGTCGCAAGTGGCGCTAGTAAGGCAAACGTCCTCGGTTGATTTGTGTAACCGAGGGTTTTGGCCTACCATTTTGCAGCTAAACAACCGCTTTCAGACGGCTCGAGGAGACGACAACATGTTCAAGAACGCATACGTTCGAGGCGTCACAAACGCGCTGATCCAAAGCGGTCATGTTGCGTTTCCCGACGAGGATTCCGCGGCCAAGATCGCGGACTTCATTGGCGATCGTGCGGATTTCGATCCGCACAACATGACACGCGAAGTCGCGTTGAAGATCGCCAACGCCGTCATCGAAGCATCGGAACACCTCGTCGCGAAGGGCTACAAGGCCGCCGCGGTCACGATGAAGGTTGCTTCCGTCGAGGACCTCGGCAAGCTCGCCCATGCCCACGTCATCCACTTGATGGAGAAGGCCGCTGAAGGCTCGACCATCGAGGGCGGTGACAAGGGCAACGCGGAGTCGAACTCCGCTGAGGGCAAGATGGACGCGTCGCAGCGTCCGCCTGGCTACGCCGAGAACTCGCTCGGCAGCTCTGCCGTCGATACCCGCCCGGGTGCCGTAGGCAAGGAGCAGCCGCAACCCAACGCGCCGTCGGAGTCGCCGTCAGGGTCGAACTCGATCACGGATGCCTCGAAGGCGGCCTCGCTCGGCGCGCTGATCAAGAAGGTCGCTGAAGGCACGACGATCCTGGGCGGCGACAAGGGCAACACGGAGCCGACCACAGCAGAGGGCAAGATGGACGCAGCGATGCGTCCGCCCGGCTACGCCGTCCTGCCCGGCCAGGGCGACCTCGGCGAGCTGATGAACCAGGTCAGCAGCAACGCGGTTGTTGGCCGCGAGACCCCGCATCCGAACGCGCCCTCCGAGTCGCCGTCGGGTTCGAACTCGCTCACAGAGCACTCGTCCAAGGCGGCAGCCGAGGACCCGTTCGTCGCTGTCTTCAAGAATACCGCGACCGAGATCGTTCGGTACCTCCCGGCCTCTCTGGATGACTACGCGAAGATCGCCCACGTTCGTGCCTGTATGGGCCTGTCGATGAACGAGAAGGCGCACTATCTCGTCGGCCTCCAAAAGGAGGCAGCGGACAAGACCGCGGCGAAGGCGCGGGCTGCCGCACCGTCCTACCAAGGCTACGACGGCCGTAACGCGAACCAGCGCAAGGTCGCGGAGATGCCGGCATTCATCCAAGAGAAGATCGACGCCCGGAAGGAAGAGGGCGGCGAGAAGAAGGACGATGACAAGGCGTCCGGCGGCTTCCCGTTCGCCAAGAAGGATGACGAGAAGAAGGACGAGAAGAGCGAGGACAAGAAGGACGAGGACAAGAAGGAAGCGTCCCTCGCTGCTCACTTCCGTCGTATCTCGGCCTCGATCAACTCGGCTGCGTAAACGTACTGGCCAGGAGGCCGCTTCAATGCTTAGCCGTCGAGCCCGTCTCGCGGGCGTTCAAATCATTGAAGCGGCCCTCTCTAAAACCGCGTTTGTCTCCGTGCCAACTCTGGCATCGTTGAAGGCAAAGAAGACCCGGGAACTCAACTCGCTTCCCACGGCGAGCGCTGAGGTCCCTAAAGTCGTTTCTACGCCCCTCTGAAAAGGCGATCCAAATGCCGAGCATGAGCCCCAAGACACAGCAGTTCCAGACGGCAGCAGGAGCCGGCGTCGACCAGGCAACTCAGCTGTTCGAGCAGGGCTTCTCGCAAATGGCCTACAACGTCCTGATGTCAAGACTGCCGGACATCGTACAGGACGTAGTGACGTTCAAAATTATCGACACCGACGCAGATCGCGGCGTGGGTGTTGGTGCGTTCGTGGTCATGCGGAACGACAATCCGCTCTACATCCCTGTGGTGATGACCGACAACAACATCAAGCCCCTCGAGCTGGTCTACCACAAGACCCTCAACATCTTCCTCCCGCTGTCGAGTCAGTGGCTCGGAGAGTTGGACAAAACTTCGCTCACGTCGATGGGCAAGGGCGTCAAGACACCCGAGACTCTCTACACCGACGTCGACATTCGTAACGTCGTGGTGCCGCCCATGACCGGACGCTTTTCGTACGCCGCGTGGGCGCCGGTGATTCTTGCAGACGTCGCTAAGGTTCTCGACAAGGACACAATCGAAAAGGTGGCTGCAGAGCCTTCTCTGGTCCTGATCGACTTCCTCACCAAGGCACCCAATCGCGTCAAGTCTGCATTTGCGCGCATGCTCCAGAAGAACACTAAAACGCTCAAGACCGCCGCACGTATTTACGGCGTGAAAGCGTTGACCGAAGCACTTCGGCACAACGTTGAGAAGACGGCAGCCAAGCAACTCTACGGCGGCGCCTTGTGGATTGCCGACAAAGACACAAAGCCGACTGAGTTCAAGCGTATCTTCGGCGAGAACGCGGCCGAGGCGTACTCGGGCGTTCGCCTCAAGGGCTACGCCGCCAAGGACAGCCGCACGCACCGCAACATGGCGGTGCAGGAGCAGACGCACGAGACCTGGACCGAGCCCAACCAGCCCGGCGTCTATGTTCTCTTTGGTGTCGACGGAACGGAGAAGCCCGCGCTTATCGTGCCGAACCCGATCGATCTGTTCCACACAAGCGAGTACGACCGTCACGACATGGCGCGAGGTCACTCGCACGACAACGGGCGTCGCAAGTACACCGGAAGCGACAAGTACCTCGCGGTGTTCCCCAACGGGGACTACCTTCAAACCGGGGCATTGGCCGGACGGCAATCGAGTATCGACGAGATCTCTGGCAGCACGCTGTACCGCAACGTGTTCGGGGAGGCGGCAGGCGAGCCGCGTCAGGGCAAGGGCGTGTTCATCCGCCAGCGCGGAGCTTCTATCCAGGCAACGTGTCCCCTCGAAATCAAGTCGATGTCGACAGGGTCCGATGGCGTCCGTCGCATGGTGGTGTCGGGTCTGTTTGGCTACCGCGAAAAGACTCTCGTTACACAGCCGGGCAGTGCACTCGGTCAAATCACCACGCCCCGCGACGCGGGCGTGGCGTATCTTCCCAATGATTTCGTATGGGTTCCTCTCAAGGAATCTCTCGATTCGAGGTCATTCTTCCGGGACGTGCAAGACTTGGCGCGAGACGCCTATCACGCACTTGCGTCGGTCGGAGCCAAGAAGATTGCCGTCAAGAACGCAGGGCATGGAATGTTCTCGATCAACGGAGCGCTGTCGCTCGAGCGCGTCCCCGCACTAAAAAAACTGGCGACCGACTACGTGCTTCCTGTCGAAGTCGTCGAACAGCTCCTCGAGAAGGCTGCGACTGACCGCCGCGTCGACGTATGGATCACCTCTGGTGAGACGCTGGCAAAAGCCCAGATGAAGTTGGGCTGGCCGCACAAGAAGGAAAAGGACGACGGCGGCGACAGCGAAAAGAAGGAGACCGCCAAGAAGAAGCCCGAAGGCGGTGGGGGTGAAGCTCCTCCGCAGGACCCGGGGATGGACCCGAGCATGGACCCGTCGATGGGCGGAGATCCGTCGATGGGCATGGCGCCGCCGGCTCCGCCGCCTCCGTCTCCCACCGACATGGCAGCAGCGGAGATGGACCAGCACATCCAACAGGAGATGCAGAAACTCGTCGAGAAGCAGCAAATGCTGCAGGCACTCACCATGCGCGCCAACGAGATCGCAGGAGGCGCTCCGATGATGCCGACGGTGCAAAACCAGATGATGGGCGCACCTCCTCCATCAGCGAACCTGGCGACCGGACAACCGACGCCAGGCGGTAGCATGGGCGGCATGGACCCGATGGCGGGCGGCGGCGGCATGGACCCGATGGCGGGCGGCGGCGGCATGGACCCGA